GGAGGAGACTGCTGCGCCATCTGTAGTGCCATGTTTGCCATCATCATCCGATGTGCATTGGATGGGATATTAGGATCAGATACTGGAATAATATCTACACGACCATCAAAGTCCTGTTTAAAAATACTACGATCTTCATATGGAACATCATAAGGATATTCTTCTGGAAGATATTCATAGTCAATACGAGCAAGGATTCTAAACTCATCCTTCTGAGACTTGTGAAGCCGTTTATGTATTGCTGAGAAAAACTTGCTGCTTGCTTCCAGCAAAGCCATAGTAGTTCCAACGGGTCCATAAGAGGCAGCATCGGAGATAACCTGCTCCGTGCTGTCCGCAAACTTCTGTCCAGCAGTAGCTACGAAATTCAACATCTGGAATAGAGTAGAGGAAGGCTCTTTATAGGGGAGGGGAACAATAGCCTTTGATAAGTCTATACCAGTTGCTTCAACCTCTTTGAACTCGCCGGGAGCAATAGGTTCGTTGTCACCAACCATCCTTACTCCTTTAGCCTTAAAACCTCCCGGTAGATTTGCAAACTGCCCTGCATCTATCAGCGAACGCATTGCCGCAGTAGCACTCATAGTCAAATTACCAAGGAAGTGTATAAGACCAAGACCATAGAAACCGAAACCCGGTACAAACCTATAATGAACAAAGTGTCCTATTTTTTCTTTGTTTGGATCATCTTGGTTATAGTTTCTACGAATACTTAGTATCTGTCTAGATTGACTCTCAACAGTAACAATGTATGGAAGGGGAATCTCTTCACCTTCAATATCAAGATAGCAGTGCTGTTCCAGCAAAACATACTGAGGATCATTATCAGAGGAGGGGGACAACCCAATGATTGTATCCATCTTTTCTGCAAAGGTTGTAATATTATTAGATGATGGTGTAGGAAGATCAACATCCTGATAAACACCAGCATTAATATCCCGTGCTATTTCAACAGGACTACGATAGATTACATGTGTATAACGATCAGCGTTGGCAAGATCAGTTGCATAGTATGAAACATAGAACTGATCAATAGGAATAAACTCAGAGCGAGGACGCTTGGTTGTTGCGTCATAGTACAACTTTTTAAATGCTGATCCAATGATCGGGAGATGGAACAGCATTCTTTCAAACTCATCAAAGTATTCGGGCATCTGCTCCGTTACCTGATAGTTCATAAAGTTTTGAACTCTGTTGGCCTGTAATTCTTTTTCTGCGTTTGACTTGCCAAGTATCTGTGCCTTGACAGGACCGCTTGATGGGAATAGTTCACCGGAAGCTTTGGATTGGAACTTGACTGCTGATTCAATCAGAAGAGGATGTACGGCGGTACATGCACCCTCAAAGGGTTCTGAACCCTGTTCTAGTTTAAGACCAAGAAGATCAAAGCCACTCTCAAACATGGACTCCCATTCAGCACGGGAATCTTTATCTGATTGATAGCTTTCAATAACATCATTGGCAATATCATTCAGTTCATCTTCTTCAAGAAGTTCAGACATATCACCGAACCATTCGGCAATATCTTCTGATGCTTCCATCCCTACAACCTGTTCAGAGAAATCAACAATAAGACCACCATCTTCAGGATCAACCTCAAAGGTAGCATTGGACTCTTCTTCTATGGGCATAGCAACAACATCGCCAATCTCTTCTGGCATCATATCGTATGGATTTCTTTCAGTAGCCATTTATTTCCCTATTCAAAATTTGTTCCCTGCATTAATTATAGCACATAATCTGGTAAAGCCCAAATCTTTTATGCAGCTTTAGCTGCCTCTGTTAGACATTCCAGTATGTTGCTCTGCCCTTGCTTACCCTGTCTTCTTCTTCTTCAGGGTCTTCAGGATGCGAGAGATGCCACGATTCCTTCATGTAGTGTACTGCCATTGTAAGAGCATCCACTTGGTCATCATGGGCTGCATTGGGAAACCGTATAAGTTCTTCAATGAGATCATCTGCCCACTTCTTACTCTTGGGTATCCATAGGCGACCTGCTTCCATGATGGGGCTGGCTGCATAAACTCTGGATACCTTATCCCTGTCAGGATTATATTCCATTACCGGGAGTCCCGCCCGTCGCATATCCTGTATAAGCGATTGACCGGATGCCTTCTTCTCCACCATGCAGACATCAGGTCTATGTTCATTGTATAGTTTCTGCGCCAGCCGTCGAAGTTCTGGATATTCAAAACGGCCCTTGATGTTGCCAAGAAGTATCAGGTGGGCTGCAAAGTCCTCTCTGCCTTTCTCATCTTGGTCATACATGTAGAATATACCCCATGTTTGTATGACACTGTAGTCAGCGGTGGTACTGGTGGAGAAGGCAGTATCAAGAGTTTGTATTACAAATTCACAGTTAGGTGGGTCTTCCTGATCCCAATCCTGTATCCACCTTTTCTTTATAAGACCACCCTCTTCAGGTGTGGGGTCTTGCATGTAAAGAGAGTTCCAGTACCGGCTTCCGTTACTTGCCTTGATCTC